AAAAATCAGACTGTCCATATAGGTAATATCATCGCTGAACGAAAGCAGACCATGGATCTTGTTCAATCCTCAGTAAAGAGGATTCTTTGGCTTATCAAAGCCAAGAAGAACATATTCAGGGCGGCTGCTCAGTACGCCAAGAACCCCAAGCAAATCGCAAGTGATATACTTGCCTTCAAGTTCGGGGTCGAGCCACTAATTAATGACATCCAATCCTTCGCCAAGTACTTAGACGAAGGGGCTGATGAACCCATTGTTACGGTTCGTGCCAATACTGGTAAGGCGAATTCTCTACCTATCACGGTCGAGACTCCGTCTTTCACCTTTGTTGGTTCTGTGGAGATCTCCTATACGGTAAAATGTGTAGTTGACAACCCGGCGTCACGCGCTCTCTCAGAATTCGGGTTAATTAACCCACTCGAAATTCTTTGGGAGGTAACTCCGTGGTCGTTTGTGATTGACTGGTTCTATCCTGTCGGTGACTGGATTTCGAACAAGACCGCAGATTGCGGCCTTGTTTTTAAGACAGGCACTCGAAAGGTAAGGCTGGTTGGATCATTTACGGCTTCCGGAGCCCAGACTGGACTTCCATCTGACCCCACAACGGTGGCAGGTGTAGGCTCCACCCTAGTAGATTTTGATGGAGAAGTAGTAGGTCGGACTGTTCTTACGAGCATCCCAAACCTTCCCCCTATCCGTATCAAGAATCCGCTATCTTGGTCTCACGGTATTGAATCGGTGGCTCTCTTAGTTCAAAAACTAAAAATCCACTAATCTTTATCCCATTTAACCTATGGAGTACAAATATGCCACAAATTGCACCTCTTGGTCCTTTCGACTTGTCCGAATGGGGTTCCCCAAACCGCGTTGAATTGCGCTTGGACCCAGTCGGTAACAAAGACGGTTTGGTTACCTACGCTGGTGGTGAGACAGAGACTGTCATCGCTACCAACGCGGTAATCCGGACACCAACTGTGCCTGCTTTGCAGACGCAGTATACGGTGTCCATGCGCCGTCCGACGAAGACCAGCCGGCTTTCTCAAGTCCGCCTGAAGATGACCATCCCGGTCGAGGCTAAGGATGCTCTGGGTAAACCCCTGGGCACCCGTAGCCACGAAAACTCGGTCGATGTGGTCTACATTTTCAACGAGAAATCGACCTTGGCTGAACGCCGCAACCTCGGCAACGCTATGATGGCGTTGCTGGGGCAGGCCTACACCCAAGAGATCATCTTTGAACAGAAGAGCCTCTACTAAAGTAGCGACTCACTTCAGGTAACTAAGGAAAGACATGTCAAAACAGTCGTCCTCTCGGCGGCAAGCACAGCTTGACCGCCTACGAATTCTCGGACAAATCCGAAAATTTCGTCTGCATCCCTCGGACAATCAGAGGGTTATCAAGAACTTTTTCATCGCTCTGGACACGCCGATCAGCCTCTCGTGCTACATGTTGTATAAGTACGAGGAGTTCGATCAGCTGGTCTCTAAGGAAATCCACCCATCAAGTTACAACGATGGAGTGAAGTTCCGCGATGACTTTGCAGCTGTTTCGTTCCTCCGTAAGCATGAGACGTTGAAAACAACGTTCAATCGCAGACAGAAGGCGCTACAGACCTTCGCCGAAGGCGAGGTATCCTGCAAAGACACCAATCTCAGAATCCGACGCTATCTTTTGGGTTGTCAAAACAACACCCCAAACGAGCTGCACCTTACTGGTGCAATCCGTAAAATTGATCGCGTTTTAGGCTCTTTTGATATTGATGGCGTTCTTGATATGTGCGGCTGGGGTCCCGGTACCACGATCCGTGTTAAAGGATCAGACACCTCAGGTTCCCAGAAATTCGACATCGATAGTGACTTCACTAAAGATGCGTACGACCTGTTCGGAGGAGTAATGGTCGATGCCTATCCCTCATGGGAGAACATCAAAACACCATCCTTCGTAGCAGGTAATAAGATAAGCACTGTGCCCAAGAATGCGAAGACAGATCGTACGATTGCAGTTGAGCCAGGAGGTAACTCTTGGATTCAATCTGGAATCGGACGGCTTGTCCGCGAGCGTCTTAGGTTCTCTGGCTACAATCTCAATAGTGACTTGAAGAACCAGCGTGGCGCCTATACAGGCTCCATCACGGATCATCTCGCCACCATTGATTTCAAAGCAGCGTCTGACACGATCTCCATTGAGGCGGTAAGATTACTCTTGCCGCCCGTCTGGTTTCAAGTGTTGGATGCCGCTCGTAGCAAACACTACACACTCAACGGCGTTACCCACCGGTCGGAAAAATTCTCGACCATGGGTAACGGATACACCTTCGAGTTGGAAAGCCTTATTTTTCTTTGTCTCGGTCTCGCTATCTGCGAGGCTAGAGGCATTGATGATTCGGGAGTTTCCATCTTTGGAGATGATCTGATACTACCGTCCGAGTGTGTAGCTGAGTTGACCATCCTATGTAGGTTCCTTGGATTCACGATTAATGATCAGAAGAGTTTCTCTTCTGGTCCTTTCCGTGAATCTTGCGGTACCTACTACTTTGATGGTCTCGACGTCAAACCGTTATACTTTAAAACGGACCTACTCTATGTTAAAGACATTTACAGACTGGCTAATTCACTTCGTAGCCTTAGTCACAGCTTCGCTTTTGGCGATGGGTGTGATTATCGGTTTCGGAGCATTTGGTCACTTCTTGTTCACCTCCTTCCTAACGACCTAAGGTTGTTCGGACCGAGGAGCTCGGGTGAC